CCCAGTACCGCACCGACCGTTGCCCCCGCCTTGAGGATTGCCGGGTCGAGATCCCTGATCCAGGAGATGGCGTCCTTGACTGTCTCGCCCACAGCCAGGAACGCCGGTGCCAGTTGCTCGCCTATGTCGATCGCCGTCATGGTGATCGCGTTGCTGACCACCTTCAGTTGGTTGGCGAACGCCTGCATCTGCTTCTGCTGCACGTCGGCCGAGGTTCCTCCGGCCTTCTGTAGGTCGTCATAGAACTCCTGGATCTTGTCGCCCATCCCCAACAGCGGGAGGATGGACTGCTGGAGCTTGGCCTGGAAGCCCATGCTCATGAGGGTCTTGGTACGCTGCTCGTCGCTCATCGGCAAGAGTACCTTCTCAAGGCTCTTGACGATGTCGGCCATGTGCTTCATCTTCCCCGTCGTGTCGAAGACGGAGATGCCCAACTGGTCGTACACCTGCTTGTGCCGATGGAACGACTCGGACAGGTGCCTCAACACCATGCTCAAGTGCGTGCCTGCGGTGACGCCACGGTCGCCCTGGTCGGCCATGACGGCGAGTACCGCCACGCCTTCTTCGATGCTCTTGCCGTACGACCTGAGTGCCGCACCGGCCTGTTTGGTCAACGACTGGCCGAACTGTTCGGTCGTGCCGTCCGCCAGAATGTTGGCCCTCACCAGCACGTCCGTAACCCTCGTGAGGTTCTTCAGGTTGGTGACTGCGTTCTCGGACTTCATGCCCATAGCGGACAGTGCGTTGGACGCGAGGCTGGTGGCCTTCTGCATCGAGAAGGCCCCTGCGGTTGCGAACGCCTGGACCGCCGGGAGTGCGCTGATTGCTGCGTCTGCCTTCATGCCCGCCGACGCCAGGAAGTAGTACGCCTGTGCCAGATCCTTGGGAGCCTGTGGACCCTTTGAGGCAAGCTCGAAGACCTGATCCTTCATCTGCTTCGTCTGTGCCTTGTTCACCTCCATGATCGAGGTGGACTCAGTCAGCGCGAGGTTGAACTTGCTGTACTCGTCAACACTCGCACCAAACCCACCCAGTATCCCTCCCCCCAGAGAACCCATCACCGCAGCGGCCCCGGTGAAGGTGCGTATGGCGTCCTGCCTACGCTCCATCGCGGCCTGCTGTGCCTCCTGCTGCCTGGAGACGTAGTTGCGGTTCCTTTCCGCCTCTCCCTCCTTGGCCAGTCTTGTCTTCTCTTGCTCAGCCTGGCGGTTCATCCGCTGGGTTTCCTTCCACCTCTTGTCATTCATCTTGAGGTGTTCGTCGAACTCCTGCTTACGCTGCGCCTTGAGCGTCCGGTCAAGGGACTTCTGCCTGGCCTCGTGGTCCCTGTATGCCTTGAGGTCGTTCCTCTCCTGATCCTTGTAGGCACGGTCAAGAGCCTTCTGTCTGGCCGTGTCCGCCTTCTCCCTGTTGGCGGTGTCTCGCTTGTTCACCCTGTCAAGGATGTCGTTTACTTCCTTAGTCTGCTTGAGTTGCTTGTCCTTGTCGGCCTGCTGCGATTTTCTCAGGTCGTCCATGACCTTCTTGCCGGCGTTGACGCGGTCCAGTTCCTGGTTGGCGAACTTCCTCTCGTTCTCGGCCCTCCTAGCCGCCTCCGCTTCCTGCCTCTGCTTGTTCTTGCCGATGATGTATTCTTCCAGTTCTGCTCGACGCTTGGCTTCGGCGGTGGCTTGCCTGGACACGTCGGCCTGCATCCGCTTGTACTCGGCGTCCTGGTCCTTGACCGCCTTCTGCTCTGCGGCCACCCGCTTTCCCAGCCCCTGTGCGGCGGCTGCGGCGTTGGCCTTCTGAACGTCCTTCGCGTCCCTCTCCGCCTGCTTGGCGTATTCGGCGGACAGGTTGTCCATTCTCTGACGTTCCTTCGTCGAGTTCTTCGCGAAGTCATCCCACTTCTTCTGGCCGACCTTGGCGTTGGCGTCCTCCTCTGCCTCCTGCATCTTCTTGGAGTTGATCCGCATTTTCGTGAGAAAGCCTCGACGCTCGTACTCGTCCATCTTGGTGACGGAGTACGCCTGCATCCCTTCGATGTCCTTCTGAATCTCCCGGAGTCCTCTCCTGGCGTCCTTGTTGTCGGAGATTATCTTCAGCACCAGTGAATCGAGTTCGAGCGTTCCGGCCATCTTACGTCTCCTTTATCGGCACCTGTGAAGGGCTTCCGTCTTCCGCCTTCACGGCGGTTAGTCCAACTGCACCACACCACTTCGCCCTGGAGAACATCGCAGCCTGCTCCTTTGTGAGCTTGTGCTTACGCTTTCTCTGGGAGGGAGGTGGTTGCTTGAATTCGATCTTCATGGACTCCAGTGGCTTGCCCTTCCTGGAGTTCACGTTGTGGATCATCTGGGAAACCTGCATGGCGTAGTGGTCGGAGAGGCTTATGTGGTGCCAACTCTCCTCGAACCACACGAGCCAAGCCCTCATCTGCCTGTGGGTGAGATTCCCTTCCCACCCCAGGACTTCGTTCAAGGATTTCCCGGTCCTCTCGGCTAGCTCGAAGACCCTTCCGTATCGGGTGATGAGTTTTTTTCCTTCACCCCGTCTAGGAGCTTCTCACGCTTCTCGGTCAGTTCTTCGATCTGCTTGTCGATGGACTCGACGGTTTCCTCCTCGTCGTCCATGCCGCTGATCTGGCGGGCCTTGCGGTACAGCGGAGTGACCAGCGAGGTCTTCCACTTCTTGATGTCGGCGATGTGGACCGGGACGTGAACCTCCTTGCCGTCCCTGTCCTGGCTGACCTTGAACAGGCAGAGGCTGACCAGCAGTGCCGGGGCTTCGCCCTGGTTCTCGATCCGTGCAACCCCGCCCTCCTGGTAGGTGATGTTCCGGCTCATGAAGTTGCGGAACTTGATCGACGCCGCCTCGTCGGCCTCCTTGAGGACGTACTGGACCTTCTTGATCTCGACCTTGACTGAGGTCGGCTCCAGGTCGTCGAACACCATCGTCTCGTTGTCGGTCACGGGTAGGCTCCTTGGGTTCATACGAAGACACCCCCGCACTGATACGAATACCAGTCGGGGGTGTTGAGATGTTACAGGAAGTTGACCCTTCCGTAAAGGGGTCTTAGGTTCCGGACACGCTCGTCAAGATTGGAGCGGTTTCGGCCCCGGTCACGGGATCCTGGTTGGTGGGCTGAATGGTGATGGTCGCCATCGGGCACTCGCCCTCGGCGTTGTCCCCAGGCTCGAACGTCCGCAGGTAGCCGAAGAAGTCCAGCTTGGAGCCATCCGGGAAGTGGACGGTGATGGAGCCTTCGGCGTTGATCAACTCGCGGATCTGGTTGTACACGGCCGGGTCGTACTGCGCCTCGACCTTGACCTCAGTCATCGTACGCAACTTTCGCGGAGACATGGTCCGCCAGGTCACGTTGTGCATCGTGGTCGTGTCGATCGCGTCCCCGCCGTCGAGTCCTGGGGGAGTGACCGTCTTCTCCCAGAAAGACACGTCGGGATCTCGCTCGAAGGCGATCTTTGTCGAGTGCCCGTCGTCGATCTTGATGCCGGACGGGGTGGTTCTCAGGGTGCTTACTAGTGCCATGTCGGCCCCTCGTGGTTGTGGTTAGCTGCTCATCCTTACCGTGACGATCGCGTTCAGGGTGTAGACGTTCCTGGCGGTAGGTGCCGTTTCCTTTCCTATTGGATTAACCCCTCCCGTCCTCTTGATCGACTGTACCGTGTAGTGGTCGGAGCCTAACGTTATGCCCTTCATGTACAGTCGGTCGAAGGCGATCCTGATGGCGTCCATCTTCAGGAACCCTTCCTCCTGTTTGGCCGACCTGACCCTGACCTGTACCCCCTGGAAGTCGGCCCTCTCACCAAAGGCGTCCCTGCCGTCCTCGATCCCGGTCGTGTTGAACACGGTGATAACGTCGTCCGGCACTCCCTTGCCGTCAGGCTCCTTGTTGAAGTAGCACGGCCAGGGCAGAGTCTGGGTTAGGGTAGACTGGTCAGGCTCCGACCCAAGGTTCAGGTCTATCAGGATCTTGCTCACTATCTTGGCCGGCGAGGCGTTCAACGGTCCTGGCATGTCAATCCTCCAGTGGGCCTTGGTCCTGACCCTCCAGCCTGACCTTGCTGGACTTGTACAGCGCCTTAGTGTCGATCGGGCACACCTCCCTGGACCTGGCCAGTAATGCCCTGCCTGCGGAGAGTAGTGCCTGGGAGAGACTCCTCTTCCTCTTCAGGTGGACGTTGACGATGGCCGACAGTTCTCCGGCGTTCGCCATTTGTCTCGCCGGGGCTTCCAGGAACTTCGCCCCGGTGCCGGGTTTGGTCCAGTTCTTCGGGGTCAGATCCTCGTGGACGTACACCGCGTACGGCGTATCGTAGGAGAGAACGACCACCGCCCTCGCCTCGTCCTGGACCATCTTCCTTAGCCTCCGGGAGATGGACCTTACGCACTTCTTCCTGTCTATGACGATCTTGTGCATCACGGCACCCTGTCCCTGTACCTGCACAGTTCAAGCGTCCTGCGTGTGTTGCGGTACTTCACGTCCTTGCTGGAGTTGAGCAGTATAACCTGCATCATCTCGCCGCCAACGTCGTCACTCCCGGTCCCGTACCAGTCCGTCAACCTCCCCTCCCAGAGGAGGGAGTTCAGGGGAACGTCCTGGTCCACAACTACCGTGGCCATGATCGTGACCGTCTCAGTCTCCGACAGCTTGGCCTGCTTGTACACCTTGTCCCACTTCACCCGCAACTCTCGCGGGTTGGCCAGGATGGCCTCCCCCTCGTCGTCCCTGCCGGCAAGCTCGAAGAGTGTGGCGTAGCCGTGCAGGTCGTCCACCTCGATCGGCTTAGGCATGGGTTAGTTCCTGTCTTCGTAGGAGATTTCTTCACTCTTGGTCTTGCCAACCCAGAAGACGCCGGCCCTGGCCTTGGCGTTGATCGCCTCCAGACATCCGCTGGGGTCCAGCCCGAGTGCCGTCTGGCCGTAGTGACTCGACTCCAACCCCATCCCCGTCTTGCCCTGGTACTTCGCCCAGGACTGCTGCGTCCTCTTCTGCTCGTACGGCCTGTCGCTCACGGAGTAGTAGTGTGCCGCCAGCCACCGTTCGATCATCTCCAGGTTCGTCGAGGAGAGCGTTACGTTCTTCCTGGAGGCACAGGCGACCACGTTGTCCACCATGACGGAGGCGGTTTCTATCGCAGAGGCTACGCTCCAATCCGGATCGTAGTCCTTCATCAACAGCGCCTCAACTGCCGTGCTGTTCGTCCTCGCCATGACTTCCCCCCAGAGAAGAGAGGGCCGGGAGTGCCCAACGCACCCGTGACAACTTTACGCTGGACATCCCGGCCTTTACGCAGGGCTTAGTTGGCCTTGCGGTTCAGGAACATCTGGATGATCTGGAAGGCCAGTGCCACCACAGTCACCCAGTCGATCCCCTTCTCGTCCGCCGCCACGCCCTTGGCCGTCGTGAGGTTGACGATCTGCTTGCAGCAGTCGTCCAGGTTGCACTCCTCCGGGTGCTTGGTCGTCGCCTCCTCGACCAACTGGGCGACCTTCTTGACGACCGGGGTGTGGGGGTCCACGATGCCCCAGCCGTAGCACAGGAGGTGTAGGGCCGCATGGCCCAGTTCCAGGGTCGTGATCGTCTCGTCCTTGCGGGTGTACGCGATGAACACGTTGATCGCCGGCATCGGACTGACCGGGAGTGGCATCAGTTCATCGACGAACGCCTGGACCGTACCCGCCTTCACTTCGTTGTCTGCCTTCTTCGCCACGGTGTCACCTTCCTTCGTTACGGGTTCTCTCGACAGGAATCCGTCGAGCATCTTCAGCACGTCGTTGGGGGCGGTCTGCGTGAAACTCCGCAGTGCCTTGAGGAGGCGAATGTCCTCCGTGGTCATGAACATCCTGGCAACGCGAGTCTCCAGGATCTTATCCACGCCACGGATGAGATTCGCCCTCAGAACTTCCAGGTCCATGTGGACCTCCTACTTGCCGGACAACTGTCCGGGATCAGGTCAGCGTCAGCAACCCCCTCCGGAAGCCGCCCTCCCCACGTTGCCCATAATCTGCCTCACAGGCGTCGGGAAACTTCTCTGGGGGGAAGGTGGTTGGTAGGTCTGGGTCGGGTAAGTCTGGTACGCAGGAACGTACGGAGACTGGTACTGACGGTAGAGTGGCTGACTGTAGGTGTACGGGACCGGGTATGAGGGACTCTGGTAGGTACGCCTCATGACCGGGACCGGCACTTCGACAGGCTCCCCGCAGGTGCAGGGCAGTCCGTCGTTGCAGCCACACTCACACTTGTCGGAGCAGCGACACTGTTTCGCCACCCTCTCGGAGGCGAGGAAGTTCGCCTTGCGAGTCTCCCTCATCGCCTCGATCGACTCCCTCAGTCTGCGTGCCACCATCACCTCCGACAGGGCACTCTTGAGGGCGGAACTAACGTCCTTCTCTTGGGCCAGTGCGACGTTCCAGGTAACGGTACTCACCGCGAACAGCGCACACAGACAGGCCAGGGTTTGGAACTTCATCTCAGGCTCCTTCTGTTGGGGCGATCCCGGTTGGTCAGATGAACCAACTGAGTTCCTGTGCCGGGAATCCGTCCCACTGCGAGAGGATGAACACCTCGTCGTTGCACATATAGTCCACGTCACTCTTCTTCACCCAGAAGCCTCCTGGAGGACCGCCGGCCGGATCGGTGCCGTGCGTGTCCGGACCCCAGGAGTTCAGGATGTAGAAGATTTCACCGAGGGTGGGGTGGTCCCACCAGCCGATGATGCACATTTGGTGTGCCCACTGCGTCACGCGCTTGTTGAGCAGCACCCCGTCCTGGACCGCCGGCCGCATCTGACCGCCCCACATGGAGGCACAGGTGGCCGGGTATCCGTTCTTCAGACCCTCCCGAACGTCGTCCGCACTGCGGGCCTGTGCGGT